TGCTTTGTCGAATTGAGCAATTACTTTGAGTTTTTGTGATTCATTTAGGTTTCTAGCTTTGAAGATCTTGTTTACGTAAAGAAGTTTAGCGTTAAGAAGATTTACTTCGTTAAGTTCAGAGCGAAGAGTGTTGATAGTAGCAATTGCTTCATTCATGTTTCCTTCTTCGTCATCTTTTTTCTTTTTGGCTTTTTCAGCTTTTTCAGCTTTTTCTTTTCTCTTGATTTCGTAAAGATCATCATCACCTTCATCAAGAGCATCAAGTTCAGCTAATAGTTCTTCTAAGTCAATTTCATTAGCCATGTCATCGTTATCATCTCCATAACCACCTTCATACATGTCTTCATCAACAGCGATTTCATCACCACCTTCTTCACCGCCCATATCACCCATATCCATTGCCATTTCATCACCACCGCCCATATCGGCACCGCCCATTTCAGCTGAGATAATGTCTTTAATAATGTCTTTGAGTTCATCAACAGTTAAGTCGGTAAGTTTTTCACCACTAGTTTCTTCAGGTGCATCTTCGATTTCAGGTTTTTCTTCATTACCTTCTTCGTCTTCTTCTTCGTCTTCCTCTTCTTCGCCTTCTTCGGCTTCGTTGAGTTCGTCGTCTTCTTCGTCTTCGTTACCTTTTTTCTTTTTCTTTTTACCTTCTTCAAGCTCTAATTCAGCTAAAATTTCAGATAAATCGAAGTCTTCTTCTAGATTTTCATCTTCTTCACTTTCAGACATTTGACCACGCATTCTAGCGTTTTTTCGACCTAAATCAGATTGATCAGAATTGTGAAATAAATCCATTTCGTCTAGCTCTTCTTTTTTATCTTCAGCTTCGTCTAAATCTTCTTCCATTTCTTGCAATTTTGTAGATAGCATGGTTTGAAGTCTAGGAGCTAAAGCTTCTTCAAGAGCAACTTTTGCGTTTGCTAACGCAGCTTCGCGAACAGCTTTGGCGTCGGCGATAGCCTCTTTGAATAAGTCTTTGTTTGACATAAATTGTTTCTCCTTAAATTTAATTACGGAAATAAGATTATTGGGAATCTTAATGTGGGGTTTAATAATACCCGAGGTTGCATAAGAATGGGCAACCTATTGTAGGATGCCCATAAATATATGTAAATATTAAAAACCACAATTATGTTAACATAATGGACAAACGCCAGTTGCGTTACATATAATTTCAGTTATTAAACTATTTACTTTACCATAATCTTTTGTAGAACCAAATTTCTTTGATTCAGCTAACTTCATATAAGCCATTGGGGTTGAAGGTACTGATACTAGATCCCAACACAATAATTCAAAATCGTCTTGTACTTCAACGGTTTCACCAAGTTGTTTAACACTACCCATACCACGGGATGAAATACCAAGTGGAATACCAGCCATTACTAATGCTTTAGCAATGTTACCAGCAGGTGTAGGCAATAATTGTAATTGTCCCATTAAATCATTTCCTTTCCACCATACTTTTGTAATAATGTGAGAAGTATTTGCTAAATTTACAACAGATGCTTCAGGGTGATCGAGTTCTCCTAAAGCGGTGCGTGTTTTTACCGGACCTTCTACATATTTTTCAACTTCTCTTGCAAGAATTGTATAAGGATACACACGACCATTACCATTCTTTTGCTCAGCTTCTTGTAGTTTACCTACAAGAGTAACTAAGCCATCTTTGTTACCTTTACCTTCTAGTAAAGTAAGATTTGCTTGTTGAAATGGAGTATGGTCTATCAGTAATGATTTCATATTTTTTAATTAAGGTATATTACGGAAGTTACCTGCATCTTGTAGCCAAATATCAAAATAAACTTCTTTAGGAGTTTTACCTTTTTGATGATATTTTTTTATTTCTCCATTATCTATTGCAATTTCATCTGCTTCTAAATTAGCATTTTTCATAACAATATTATATAAGGCTTGTTTCCATTGTTCAAATCCATCTTCATCATCTTGCATTTCTTTTATAATATTACGTACAAGTTTTTCTAATGATTCTTTCATTAGTTTAACTTTTTGCATTTGATTGGCTGTATCAACCATTTCCGTTGCATCTTTTTTCTTAATCTTTTTAGCAGCAACTGGTGCTTTAGCTTTAGGAGCTGAAGGTGATTCAATTCCTGAAAGTTTAAGTGCTGTGTAGTAGTATGGATTTTCAGCTAGGTGATCTAAAGCAATTTTTTCTGCTTTTTTAGGATCACCTGTATGTTCCATTTCTACTCTAATACCCATTCTTAATTCACCTGGGTGAATTGCATTTGGATTATATGGTTTTTCTTCTTTTTTAGCTTTTTTCTTTTTTACTTCGTAAATATCATCTCTATATCGATCACCAGTAGTATATTTACCACTTTCTTCATCTTCCATTCTATCAATCATATCATCTAATTCACTATCATCTGTAGAAGTATCATATAGCATATTATATAGATCATCACTAATAGGACCAAAAGCACCGGATCCAGGAATTACAATCCATTTTCTTTGATATGCACTTAATGAAGGATCTTTTTTAATAACAATATCTCCTTCCTTACTACCCCCACGAGAATATCTTGAATTAGGAGTTATTACATAACTAATAGTAAAGTATTCAGGGGTATTTTTAACTACTTCAAATTTTATTCTAGAGCCAGTTTCTCCTCTATCTTGAGAATCAGCGTAATAAGTTTCGGAATTTGCTATAGGCTCAAAAGGTCCATCATACATCTCTGTTAGTATAGATTTATTTTTAAGAATACGAACAGCATCATTAAATGATGTTACATTAGTAATATATTGAGGCATACTCATACGTAAATTACGCATGAAGTTTGCTTGAGACATTCTGCCTTCTTTTAAATCTTTATATTGGTTTGCTATACTTTTCATAGTTATTATATTTTTCCTTGTCCGCGGTAGTTTTTTTCTGAGCGATCGTGTTTGTTAAATGATTTTTTTGCTTTACCCTTTTTACGTTTACCAAACGATATTTTACGGGCATCTCCGCCTTTAGATCCTTTTGCCATTACTGATGAAGATTTTTAATTTTATTATTTAATTGATTTACCATTTCAGAAATTCTACCAATATTATTTTGGGTTGCTTTCCAATATGAAATTCCACCTTCATCTTCACTTAACTCTTGTTTCATACGAGAAGTGTATTCAACAATACGATCAATTTCTTGTAATTTGCGCTTTACTTCACGAATTGCCTTATGTAATTGCTCAGATTTAGTTCTATGCTTTACTTCTTTTTTAAATTTAGAATATGTTACTTCGTTAAGTAATTCTTGTTCGATTAATTTTATTAATTTTTCGTTCATTGCTGATTTTTTACCTTTCCATAATTCTTTATAGTCTACTACTTTAGATTTTTTTGGCATACCACCTGCTAATTTCCACCCCATTTTTATAGCATATTTTGTTGCTGCATTTTTGAGGGCTTTATTTGGAGAAAAAGCAAATGGTGTTGAATATCCCCCAACGCCGGCTGTTGTAGACATTTCTTCTAGCTGTTTGCGTATTAGGGATTTTATTTGTTCTTTTAAAGCAATACGCTCTACAAATTCTCTTAACTTACTTCCTATTTTTTCAGCGTTAGTTGCCGCAATACTTTGAGCAATATCTATACCAGTACCTTGTAAAAGAGTTGCTATTTGTGTTTTTAATGAATAAGCAGTAGCTAAATCACTTCCTGAGGATAGTAGAAGTAAAAATACTCCTTTAACTGCATTAATTACTTTTTTTCTTTTTTCATCATTAGATATAGCTAGTTTTATTATTCTATCAAAAGGAATATTAATTTTACTATCTATATTATCTGCTATTTCTTCTACTATCTTTAACCAGGATTTTGGGTCTGATCCTTTTTTTAGTGAAAATCCAAATTTCTTTTTAAATCCCTCTATAAGTCTTATAATAGCTTTAACAATTCCGGGCATTGCTAGGGCTAAAGCTCCTATACTTAAAACAATTGCTTCATTTTGCTGTTGTTGAACTTTTTCTAGTTCATTCTCAACAGTATCTTCAAATCCATTTAATATGTTTAATGCAAAATCCACTATTTAACAGCTTTTAATTCTTCAATTAATTGATAATATTGCAAAAGCGAAATAACATTTTCATCTTTTACATTTTGTGTTTTATCTAGTGGTTTTAATAAAGTAACTACTTCAGCTAATTTGATCTGAGTTGTTTTATCAGATACTGTGGGTATTAGCTTAGTAATTTCTTCATTAATTATATTGAAGTTTTTATTAACAAAATCACGTAATTTAACTGTATTAGTAATGTTATTGATAAATTCTTTTAATATTAATTTTTGACGATCAGACAAAGTAGCATATTTGCTGTTGAATTTTTCTAACAACATGCGATATGCTAATATACGTGATCCAGTATCCATTTTATTGAATTCTTCCATCACACGATCCTTAACACCATCTTTATCAACTTCTTTACGAGTAATATGTTCTAATAAAGTAATTTTATTATCGATAATATGTTGGGGTTCTGTGAATTCTAATGAATTGTGTGCTTCAATTAAATTAAAGGCAGCAGCATATTCTTTATAATGGCTAATTTTTGCTTTAAAAAATTCCTCAATATCATAATGATCACGAATTTCCTTAATTAAGTTGTATTTTTCTTTACGTAAAGCTGTTTTATTTAAACGTAAAGAGGCTTCTAACGTTGAATTAATAAACGTTTCAGCTTTAGCTTCACTAAGTGATTTAGGAGAAATAAGAGCTTGATATAATTTATATTCTTTAGCCAGTTCGGATTTACCAAAATATTTTTTAACTAATCCAATAGCAGCAGAATCTTTATTAGATACGGTATCAGAAGCAATTTGGCGAACCAAAAGCTCAAATAGGATACCAGTATTTTTAAATTTACTATGTTTAATTTTCATGATAAATATAGTGTGACACTATCTATAAATATTTGATTATTATATGTTTTTAATATTTTTCTCATCTAATAGTGATGGTTCTTGATCAAACACTAATTTTTTGCGTTCTACATTCATCCCTTCAAATAATCCCCTATTTTTATTTAATTCAGCTATTGCTAATGGTGAACCACCTTTTGGTGTTCCTTCACCAGTTTCATTAGGGGTTGATAATGTATTTGCTCCCGCTCTACCTAATCTGTCTTTACCTAATGGATCTTCTTGTGTATTTACAATTGATGTTCTTTCTTTAGGACGTCCTGGTTCTTTTTCATCATATCCTGCAGGTACAGGACCATTATCGTTCATTCCTGATCTGCCTTTACCATACAATGCTGCTAAATCATGTGGTGTACCAAATGATCTACCAGTTTTGGCTGGGTCATTCCCTTCATTTTCAATTTGGGCTAAGCGGAATACTCGTTTTTTATCCTCAATTACTAAATCACGCATTTCATCATATTGATCTTCACTAAATTGGAACACATTGTGGTAAATCCAATCTGAAGGCATTAAGTTAGTATCTTGAATTGATTTAGCTAAATCAACTTTTTCCTTCCATAATGCTACTTTTTCTTGTTCATATATAACAGATGGAGTAGTTAGGTTTAATTCAAAATTTGCTAATGATTCACCATCATATCCTTGAACATATAAATGTACAAGTGCAATTTTATATAATTCAGATAGAGCAATACGTTGAATGCGCTCTACTGTACGAGCAAAACGAATATCTTCAGCGGCTAATGTAGCTTTACCTTCAAGATCAGCTTCAAATCCAAAGAATGCTTTAGGTACTTTAAGTGCAGCTAACATTTCATCGCGAAGAAACTGTACGTCTTCTATAGCGTTATATTCAAGACCTTTAACAGTATCAATCTTAGTTGTTGTATCATTACCACGAGTTGGAAGATAAAAATCCTCCATCATATTCTGCATGTTATATTTCAAATTATATTCACCAGTTTGTTGGTCAATATAAGGTGTTTTTTTCATTTTCTGCATCACCTTCTGCATGTATCCATCAACTTCGTGTGGTGGGATATTACCAACATTAATAGTAAATACGCGTTTTTCAGGGGCGCGAGTAATACGATGTAATAACATCGCATCTTTCATTAGTACGTATTGTTTATATGTTTTACGCGCAGGTTCTATATATGATCTACCATAGGGAAGATAATTAGCATCAGTAATTAATCTAAAGTGAGCTATTTCGTAGTTTTCAAATGTAATTTTACTATCTCTATCTTTACGGCGTGTCATATAACCACCACCTGCTAAAACAGTCGGATCGATTTTAAATTGAACACGAGATGGGCTATCGGGATCTAATCCTTCTTCACGAATCATATCATAAACAGATAACGGTGTTACATTATATACACCAAATTTATCTGCTATCTCTATATGTAAATAAAAATCACCGTATTTACACATATTGCGCACCCACATCCATAAATTAAATTCGATATTTAGTATATCATAAAATAAATTATAGAGAATTCGTTGAATATTTTCGTCTGAACTTTGTATTTGTAATACCTCTCCGGCTTCATTTTTTAAAGTAGCTTCATCAGAGATAATGTCAAGAGTAGAAGCGATAATTGATTCTGTATCCATTGCTTCATAATCAGTGTATAATTGAATACGAAGTGTTTGGTAATTCATCGTTGGGTTATAAGGCATGTTAGCGCCAAAACGATGAAGTTTAGTGAATCTATCTATAAGAGCGTTGGTTTTTACATTGCCATAGGCTTGTATTTTATCAACGTCTATTGTTTTTAATTTATTTCCACCAACATTTCTGATGATTACATCTGTACTAAACAGACGTGTAAGCCTACTAAATAAACCTGGTTGTTGGTTTTCTGCCATTTATGTTTTATTTATATGTATAAATATTTATTATCCTAATACCCATGACATATCTTCAAAGTCCCCATGTCCGTTAGGGACAGCATATGGGTTTGGTATACCACTAGGTAACATTGGACCCATTTCTTGGTATCCTACTCTAGTAATATTAGATATCATGGCTCTATTTATGTCTATTCCTTGTTCATAAAATTTCATTGCTGTATCGCGTGTAAATAATCCTATTCCTAATGACATTACTAAGTCGTCATTATATCCATTTTGTGCTTGTGCTTTACCATTTTGCCAAATGAATACACGCAATTCTTCTAATAAACGTTTTGAACGAAATATAAAAGCCTTCTCTCTAATATACGACTCCATTTTTGAGATAACAAGTGGTCTTGTTTTAGTTGATGTAGTAAAACCAGGGACTGTTTGTTCAGATTCCATTTTAGCCATCCATTTATCAATATTTACTTCACCATAAGTACGAGGTGAGTAATACAGTTTAGGATAATTTTTTTCAATAATTGTATTAACTACATCCCAACCTACGTTTGCATTTTCAACTACAAGTAAAGCATTATTATATTCAGCAGCAACTGATACTAGCATATTTCCATATGTTCTTGTATCTATCTGTGATTTATATTCAGCCACTTGTTCACACGTTGTTGCATCGATGACATGGAAAGCAGAGTAGTCGCTGCCATCTCCGCGAGCAACATCAGCACATACAATATAAGACTTATTATAATCAGGATACTGCCAAATCCAAAAATCACCACCCATGAAACGACGTTCGATAGGTTCTTGAATATAAGTTTGTTCATAAAATGATAATAAATCGGGTTCAACTACTGAGTTACCAGAACCTAAGAAGTCACAGTCATACTCTTGAGCAAATTCTCGAGTCGACATATTTGCTCGTTCTCTTTCTTCCCAAAATGCATCCCTATCTGGATGGAGATTCCATGGAAGTTTTATTGCTTTAAAGTCATTTTTACCTATTTCAGCTTCAGAATACATTCTATGGAACCAATTACCTACACCATTTGGAGAAGATAATGCAATAGCTCCACCACCAGTTGCAATTGTTGGTTTAATACTCGTGTATATTTTATCAACACCTTCAATAAACGCAGCCTCATCCATTAGTAGTAAAGATACTGCGTATGATCGACCTGCATCGGATGCAGCTGAAGTAGCTACTATACGTGAATTATTAGCTAGCTGGAATGATAGTTTGTTATTTGATAGTGGTTTTTGGTTACCTTTTAACCAACTAGGTAGATTATCATACATAAATTGTACTTTTTCTACCATTCCTCGTGCAGTTTCTTGTTTAGTTGCTATACAAAGTATAGTTTTATCTTTGTTGAATATCATTAACCATAGGGAAAAACCAGCAACTAACGTTGATATACCTAACTGTCTTGATTTATTAATAATACAGAAACGATTATTTCTAAAATCAGTTAATACATCTTCTTGAAATGGATAAAGATGAAACAAAACTCTACCCTTAGTTGGGTGATTAATATAACAGTATTTACGGAAAAAATGTACAGGATCGGTAGCACATTTGATATACTCCTGTTTAATTATTTCTTTAATATTTACTTGACTCATGTATATAAATATATAAAAGAAACCCCAACTTACGTTGAGGTCGATCCTATGATACTATCATAGGAGGGGTGCATGGGTGTGCAAGGAATTATTATTTAGGGCTCTCTAAGTAATTTAGCTGCTCTTAGACTTTGTTGAAATTTTTCAATATTATCTAATGTTATTTCTTGACTGTTATTAGATTTTGGATCAGTTTGTTTTTTCATTCGACTAATAAAATCATAAAACTGAGTTTTAAATCTTTCATCATATTCTTTACTATATTCCCATTGACCTTGGTCATTTGGATGTATGGGATATTCTCCAGGTCCTGGCATGTCCTGAATTGCATCATTAAGGCTTTCTAGTTTAAACCTATCAGCTCCTAAACCTCCACGAACTGAAGAAATCCCAGATTTTTGATATTTTTTAAATTTATCAAAAACAAGTTTAGGGTTTTCATCTGTTGTAAGGATTCTTATAAGAGCATCTCCTATCTTTTTATCTCCTTCTTCTAAAATATTATCACCTTCATTTTCTTTTAATATGCCAGCTAGTTGCTGCATTCTTTTAATTTCATTAATTTGTGCTTTCATTTTTTATTTAATTAGTGTTAATATGGTTAAAGTAACTGTAATTATACCAGAAATTACTTTAGTAAAATTATGTTTAACTTTTAACTTTTTGTTTGCTTTTTCTAAGTCATGAACTAATTCACTTTGAGCACTAAATTTTAGTTCCTCATTGTGTAGCATTTCTTGATAAACACTATCTTTAATTACATACTGTCCTATAATACTGTCTTTAAGTTTAACTTTACTTTGAGTAAGTTGTAATTCTTTTTTAGTTAAAGAATGTACTGCTTTAATACTATCACAAGCAATCAATTCTTTAGTTAATTTTTTAGCAGTCTCAGGTGAAATTACTACTTGAGATTTAGTAACTAAGACTGGTAATAGGAAGGCTAATAGGATTATTAATTTTTTCATTTGTATCGATTTACTAAAAATGAATCTACTTGTAATTCAGAATAATCATTAACCTTTTTACTAATACTATCATATTGTTTATCAATAGCATTAACTTCTTTTTTTACTTTGCTTATTTTACCATCAACAATATCAACTTTTTCTTCATATTCATCGATAGTACTATCAATTTTAAGTTGATGAATTTGTAATTCAGCATTCAATCTAACTAATGAATCAATAGTTGATTTGTAATCAGCAGGCATTTTTGGTTTTGGGGTGAAGATATAAATCATCCCATAAGTTAAAATAACACTAACTAATACAACTATAATGTACGGTTTGTACTTACTTAATAATCCCTGCATAATATTTCATTTTATTCATTGTCCATTCATCTAGTGGTTCTTCTTCCGGCATTTCAATTTCAGGAGCTTTATAATCTTTTGCAACTGTTGGGAATTGAGAAACAATAGCCATCATTTTGTCTTCTAATCTTTTTTTAAGATCACGTAAATTTTCAACCTCATTACTTGGTCTATCTGCAATATCACCAGGTGTTGGTCTTGATTTTCTAGCTTTTAATATATTTGATTTTACATTAGCTAAACGACGTTCTAGGTCTTGATAAGTCATCCAAGCCTGGAATTCATCATCTGACATTGAAGCTCCACTTACACCTCCTGTTTCAATTTCACCTGCTTCTGGTTCTTCTTCTCCTCCTCCTAATCTTATTGGTCTAGGAAATCCAGCATCAACCTCTTCATCACTCATGTTACCTGCAACTCCACCTTCTGGATCTTCGTAGCCTGATGGTAGTTCGTCTGGTCCTTCATTTTCTTCATCATCATTATCTCCTCCTCTTACAGGTGCAACAATTGGGCGTCGAGCTGTTTGAGTGCCTGAAGGTACAATGATTCCTCTACTTAAAAGATCTCTAAAATCACTATTAACAGGATTTTGTGTGTTATATCCTAAAGCTAATGCTACATCTAACTGTGTCATTGATCCGCCATTATCTTGCATTGCTGTAATTATTTGGGCTTTTTTTCTAGTAAAATCAGCTGCATTGGCTTCAGGGGATAATTCATAACGGCCTGGTTGATTAGCAAATTCGTCAAGTTCACCTTCTCCCATTTGTTTTGCTATTTTAACATTAATTCCGTCATCAGTGTATTTTCTTATATCATTTGGATTTGTTCCTGGAGGAACAGTAACACTGCCTTTTTCTTCATTTAACACTTCACTAAGTGCTTCGCGTATAATAGCTTCTAGTTGTGATCTTTTCATTTGTGATTATTATGTATATAAATATCAGATATTTTGTAAAATTGTTGCAATACGTTCCTCAGTTGTACCTTCTACTTCAATTAGTTTTTTAGGTTTATATTCTTCTAACGCCATTTTAATAGCAGCATCGATTTTTAATCGATAAACTAAATCAGTTGTGCGAATTCCATTATCTTCTACAGGTACTCCACGTGGAGATACATAAACTACTACATCATAATAATCACGAAGATACATAGCTGCTTCAACAAATGCGCGTTTTTCCCAATCATTTATTGATTTTGCTGATAAAGTGAATGAACATACGTCCCAAATTGTACGATCTGTAATGATATTAGGTTGCAATAATTCACTAGCGCGTTCAGCTAAAAATACAAATTGACCGGGTAGAGTAGAATCTGTATTTAATGGAATACCTAGACTGCTAAGATATCTACTACGTTCTGTTTGTGTAATATAATCTTTAAAATAATCATTCTCACCTAAAGCTTTTGCTAATGTAGTTTTACCACACGACATTGTGCCTGTTAATCCTATTCTCATTTATTTTTATTATTTATTTTTTTCATTTGACGTGCTATCTTTTTTGTTTGCTTAGTTTCTTTAGCACGCGCTTTGATTGCTTTATCAGCACCGGCTTTATATTTAATGTCTACAGAAATAGGACCTCTGTCGAATAAATCCAAATCAAAGGTCCACGTTTCTATAGTTTCATCATCTTCATATACACGAGTAAATTTTGTTTCTTTTACTTCTTTCATGTTATAAAGATATAATTTTTATTTTGCCTACACACGAGCTCCAGCAGCTTTACCAGCTGATGTTTTATACCAAGGTTGTCCGTTGCCATCTTTTTTAAAGTCTTCCCATTGTTGTTTAGTATACTTAATACCAAATAAATAATACTCTGATAGACGCTTATTACCTTGAGGTATAAGTGCGGGACCATCCCAATTATGTATTTTACCATCTAAATAATAAACGATAGTTCCATCTGTTGTTTTCATTCTCTTTACTTCTGACATATAATTTTTATTTTAAAAGTGATTCAGCTACATAAATTCCTTGTGCTCCTGATACTGTGATGCCACGAGCTGAAAGTGCATCACCTACAAAGTGTACATTTGAGTATTCGGTTAATGATAGATCATTATAATTAACTAGTGGTTCGGGTGATAGATATTTTACTTCAGGAATATACATTCCCCAATCATCACCAAACTTAAATACTTTATTCATTTGATCAATAAAGTCATCTATATATTTAAAATACCCACCAAATATTCCTCTAACATCGTCTATAGAACCATCATCAACTACTAATTGATAAGAAGATACTGGTTTTCCTTCTGATGTAAGTGATGGTGTGCGTGATGGTGAATAATACAATCCGGTTCCTTTAACTTGTAATTTAGAAACTACATCTCTACTCCATTTGAATGGATCATCTATACCTTTGATTTCCATTAAAATACCAAAGTTGGTCATATCGTTTTTAAATTCATCACCTTTTTTAGCATGTCCATTATAACTTACATTTCCGTATGTTTCTTCAACAGCGACATAAGCTGCGTTGTTATTAGTACAAAAGGTACGCAAAGAAACATTATCAAATTTCTGATATAATTTGAAATCATAACTAATATCTATTAACTTTTGGAAATATTTTTGTGGTGCTTCAAATCGAACTCCAATTTGTACTGATTTAGGTTCATTAGGTAGTTTATATTGGTCTGCTAATTGTTGAGCAAAATCAATACCTGATTTACCTACAGCAAATATGAGTGTATCATATTCTCTAACTCTAACTCCTATAAAAGGATCATTAAATAACAATACATTTTTTTCAAAATCAATAAATGTAACTTCACAATTCCAAATAAACTTAACACCTTTATCAACTAAATATTGATACCATGCTTTAGCAATCTCATGCAAGAAATTAGATCCAATGTGCCATACAGGAAACATTCTCAAACCAAAATATGGTTTAATCCATTTAGGTTCCTTTTTAGGATCAGACATAAATATTTCTTCTGGTTTGGGGTGGAATCGTCTAAAATTAGAAATAACTTGATCCATTAATTCCATTGCTTTTTCCTCACCACAGTATTTAGATAATTGTCCACCAATTTCTGTGTGGTAAGTTAATTTACCATCACTCCACCCACCAGCACCTAGCATACCTGTCATTACTTCTTCAGGTAAGCGATTAATAGGGTCGTTACCTTTATCAATAATGGTAATGTATTCACCAGGATAACCATTATCTATTAATTTAGTAGCGGCATTAATACCAGCTACACCAGCACCTACAATAACAATTTTATCATATTGTTTAACTTCTATCAAAGTTCCAACATGTTCTTCGGGAATTGTTGTTGTTTCAGTTGTTGTTGATGTAGTAGTTGTGGTTGTTGTTGTTTCTTCTACAACAGGTTCTTTAAACACTGTTTTAATTTTACTTTCAGAGGGAATAGCACTATTTTTTATAGTATTCCATCTTAAAATTGATCTCTTCATATTAATAACTTAATTTAATTAAATATAAAATTTTTATTTTGACATACCAAATTAGAGAAGCCCACCTTATTGGTGGGCCACTACTCCGATATTTTTTCTCTTATGAGCGAACAGGCAATGAATCTGTTCTATCTTGTTTTTAAACCAGCTAATTCCTGCATTCTTTGCATTTCAGTTGTAGGTGTTGTTGGGGTGGGTGGAGGATTCTTTTTATTTTTACCATCACCTTTCCAAGGTTCTAATGCTTTGTTAGTTATAGAACTAGCAGCTCCTTGAAATGCTGCTTTTACATCATTTTCTCTACTTGCTAAAGCAGGATCTAAGAATGCTATTATTCCTTTTAACAATTGCACTAATTCTTCACGAGTATTAATTCTATCTAATTCTGTTTTAAGACCAGAATAACTATCTATTAATTTAACAGCATTATTTATATCTGGTAAATTTAATGCTTTTTCTTCTTCTTTTAATGGTTTATTAGGAGCTTTATATGTATTTCTTATAGTAATTAAATCCGTTTTAATTTGTCCTGGGGTTTGTTTTAGTCTATTATTAATATACCCTATAATAGCTTTTATTAATTCTTTAAGCTCATCTCTAGTATTAATTCTTTTAAGACTAGTTTTTAAAGAAGTATTTCTATTAATGGTATTTAATACTCGGGTAGTATCAGCTTGTACTTTATTAGTTCTAGTAACACCAATATCTGCTGCAGATTTTCCTTTTAAGAAAACATAATTGTTTCCTGATTGAGGAGTAAATCCAAATCCTACTTTTTGAAGTTCTTTTTTATCATCATCGCTAAGTTTATCAGTATCCAAGATACTTAAATCTGTATCTCCTTCCTTAGCATACATTGATCCTAAGTAACCAGCAAGTTTTATCTTATTTTTAACTAAATCACTATCTTGAATACCAAGTTTAGTAAATATATCATCAACAAGAGCTTCTTGGAATAATTCTTGAGTTTCTTTTACTGTAGGTGATTGTAGTTGAGCTTGGGTTGATTTACTAGCTTTGGTTGATACGGCTTTGGCGCGTACATTAAATGGTATTCCTGTAGCCCCGGATACTTTTTTTAGTAATGAGTTTGGATTTTTCCTAATAGTTACTATCAATCGAGCTAATTCTTTAGCTTTTGCATTTTTAATATTAGGATTTAATAATTCATTATCAGTATAACTTTTAATAGGACCTATTTCTTTATATTGAGCAATATTAAGTTTAGGATTTATACTTGCTAATACAGTAGCTATCTGTCCGTTTCTATTTAATTTACTAAAATCATCACCTGCTACTGGAGGAATAGGGGTAATTGTTGTAGTAGTATTTGTATTTCCTTTAGATGTTTTCGGTTCTTTAGGATTAGAAGGAGGCATAATATTCCAGCTACCAGATTCTTGGAATTCAGGTGGAGGTACAAGTTTAGCTTTACCACTAAGTTCAATTTCCATTGAAGCTCCGGCTCCACCTTTTCCTCCTGCTTTATCAGTTATTTTAGTTTGAGTTTTATAAGAATCAGATGGATTTGGTTTTTCTACAACCTTAACATTAGGATAATCTTTAAATTCAGCCTTTGCTTTATCTGCTGTTATTTTTAGTCGAGCTTGGTCTAGATCTAGTTTAGTATCAGATCCTAGTTTTACATCTCCAGTAGAATTAGTAACATGACCTGTTACTTTTATAGTAATTTCAGCATTTGGATTTTCTTGGGCTAACTTTTTAATTGAATCAAAAGTATCAGCCATTATTTTTTCTCCAGCAGCACTTGCTTTCATTCCTTTTCCATAATCAAAAGGAATAAATTTAACAACAGTATTAGGTTCATTAGATAAACTAGAAAGAGGTTTACCATCTATATTTACATTAACTTTACTAGCAGCATCTAATGCTTGATTAGATTCAGGTGTATTAGTATCTTGAAGACCTTTATTTAAAATATTATCTACTCGGAAATTCTCAGTTTCAGCAGCATCTGCAGCTCTGTCTATTTTAATTACAGGCATTGCTATTGATGATAATGCTACTAATGTAACTAATGCACCTTTAAATACTTTTCCTACAACATTTTTATTTAACCAATCGCCAAAGCTTTGTATAATTTGAATTCCTTTTGATGCTTCTTTTTCTTGAGCATTAAAATCAGGAGGAGTATATATTCCTGTTTTAGAATCAACATTATCTTCTATTCTATCTCTATAAAGAGAATCATCATTAACTCTAATAAAATCTACATCACTAGCAGATATTGTATTTCTTAAATCAAAAGTTTTTTCGTTACCTTGTTCGTCAGAAACAGCTATTTTATAAACATCATCATCTTGGGTTTCTTCATTTATTTTTTTACCTTTAACAGCTTGTAAAATCTGTTGAGGAGTAAGATTATATTTTTTAACAGCATCCGCTGCTTCTTGAAAACGTTTTTTAAACTCAGGAGAAGATTCTAATTTAAATAAATATCCTAAGTTATAAAAAAAATCTCGAACTTTGTTTTTTTCAGCAAAACTAGAAATTTTATCCAGAACTTTTGAAAATATACCTTCTAATAAAATATTTTTATTATTAGACTCTAATAGTAAATTATTATATTCAGGATTGAAAGTTTCTAAATAAAATTGAAATCCTTCTAAAATGTATTTTTCCCTTAAAATATCCTTAGATAAACCGGTTAATGATGTAGTGTTTGCCATTAATTATAAAATTAGTATAATATACAATAAATATTATACTTTCACCCAATCTGGCGCATTATTTAGTTTATTCCACGATAGACCTTTAACACCTATTTTATCTTCTATGTAAAATTTCTTATAAGCAGTAATAGTATCTGCGTCCCTATATTGTTCAGGCATACATTGTGGTGGAGGTGTAAAACCATTATCATTAATTGATGGCTCATTATCACGAAGCCACTCAAGTACGTCTTGTGTTTTATGGTGTTTACCATAGCGTTTAGTAAATTCACTACAAATTTCCAAACCATGATTAATTAGCCAACGATAGTGTTGAATTGATTCACGTACCCATTTAGTAGATGGGTGATTAACGTGTGCTCTTTTGTATGGAGCTTGTGAACCAGATTCCCAATGTGCTGTTGAACACATTTGAGCGGATTCAATTTGCATTTTACGAATGTGGTCGTCTGCTAGTTGTTGTGCTGCTGCGATTGGGTCTGCGTTGATGTAAAATATGTTCATACTGTAAATGTATGAAATTTATTTTGCCCTTTAATCTTCGTATTCTTCGTATTCTTCTTTCAAATCTTTTTCTAATGATGGTTTTGATATATTGAGTAACGTATTACCATTTACATACAATCCATTACCTTTAAATTGTTTAATAGCACTATTTAATTGACCATCAGTAGAAGTAATTCTTTTAATAACTTCATCTGAGGGTAATAGATAAAGATTTTGAATATCTTTTTTACCCCCTTTTATAATTGCCCACCAATTAACTGTATTAATTTTGGCTTTAATAATTTCATTAATCTTTTTAATAAAGTTATTTACTATTTCTTTAATATCTTTACCATCTTTTATATCAGGTGTAGATGCTTTAAGTAAAGGTTTTATAACAATATATAGTTTTTGTAAAATATCAATATTAGGATATTTTTCAACTACTTCTATAAACTCTTCAAATTTCTTTAAAAATTCTTCTGATGTTATTGCTGTAAATAAGTTATTAATACTGTCCCTTGTAAGACTAGGTGTTAATTTTTTCCCTGATACAATAGAGAATATAGTGAAAAGATGTTTTATTTCCGTTAGTTTTTCAGCAGATAATGAACCAAAATCTAAAATATTAATTTCTGTGTAGTTTTTTAAAGAAATTTCATTGCTACCAACCTTAATATCAGAAACTATATTAGATTGTTTTTCTCCTTCTTCTTCTTTAACTCCTCCTTTTACTTGACCTCCAAATAAAATAGCAAACCATAATTCAGAAGGTTCACCATTAGATATCTTAACATACTGCATTATTAGGTTAAATAACTTTCTATCAGTTTCATTAAGACTAATTTCCCCTGGTATTAGAGTTTTTGATGTCTTTTCAATAATGTTAAGTAAATCTGTTTTTTGAGGATCTTTATCTACAGCAGTATATAAATTTTGCAAACCAAAAATCTCTTGTCTAGGAACAGCATACTTTTGTTTAATATATTTTTCAAACTTTTCAGCTTCTGTTAATTCTTTTTCAGGAGTATTAGGCGTAGTTTCAGAATTAGGATCTACATCTTTTAAATTAGATGATTCAATACCATTTTCTTCTAATATAACATTTAGTATTGCTACTTTTTTAGGATCGTTTATATCAACAATCCCATCGTGGCAACGAAATGACCACTCATTTAATATTTGATCTATAACTGTCATATTTTAAGCTTCAGCGGGTGGAGGTGTTTCTTCAGCTGGGGCTTCCGGGGCTGGTTCTTCAGCTGGAGGGGCTACTTCAGGAGCGCCAGCGGCAGCACTAAATGCTTCAGCCCCAGCGTCAGCAGCAGGTGCGCCTTCTTTTTCCTGTATAGCATAACTTAATTCTAATAAGTCAGCTATACTTTGAGAAGCACGCTCTAATTCATTTAATTGCTGTACATTATATTTTTTACCTGCTACTTTAGCAGTGTAATTTTTTCTACCATCATAAACTATATTGAATTCTTGTTCGTTAATTAATTTAACGTTAAATGTTGTTGGTTTTGGAGCAACTAATTTAACATCAGTAATAAAACGACCAAATGATGGAGACATTAGTTCCTCCATCACTTTTTTAAGACCCGGAAAACGATGTACTAAATACATTGATTTAACAGCTTGCTTTTCTTTTGCTTCTTGTTCAGCAAGAGCTTTACGTACTGCTACTTTAATATATTTTTCTATTAATAGTTTTTTACTCATCTTCACCGTATTGTCTATACTGAATTTCTTCTTCAGTTAGGTATTCAGCTATACTATGCATATAATCTGAGGCTAAAGTAATATAACCTGATACCCAACCAGGTAATTGTTGGTTGGGTTGAATCATTTGGTATACTTTAGCAGCATTATTAATCATATCTCTTAACTCACCTTTAGCCATTGTTGCTTCGTGGTCTTGAGTTGGAGGCCAACTTAAATGACTTTCCCTCATCTTTTTAGATATTGCTTTACGACGTTTTAAAAGATATTTATCTGTCTTATCTTTTTTACCGTCATTATTAATATCGGTATCTTCTTGACCTACTGGGTCAAGTTTTTCTATAAGATCAGTGAGCTTAATCATTATTTGTCTTTTTTAGCTGCTGGTTTTTTAGCTGCTGGTTTTTCTTCTTTGTCTTTTTTAGCTGGTTCTTTTTTATCTGTAGGTTTCTTTTCAGCAGACTTTTTAGGAGCTTTATCGATAAGACCCATTAATTCTTTAATCTTTCCAGTTTCAGTTTTGATTTTATTATCTACTTCACCGATTTGATTATCTAACATTTCAGATAAACGAGCATGAGCATCTTTAATTTTATTATATTCAGTAACGAATTTTTGCATATGAGCATATTCAGCTACGAATTGTTGATCACCGCCTTCAGAGATTTGTAATTGACCTAAAGATTCTTTCATTCTCTTTAAACCTTCCATTTCTTTTTTAAGGTGTACTAATTTTCCACCACTTTTTTCAGCAGTTGACTTGCCTTTTTTTTCTTCAATTGCTTCTGCAATTGTTTGACGTATAATACTACGTACTTCGTTGATATTCATGATTTTATTTTTGTTGTGTTTATGTGTATAAATATTATAAAGTTTCATCTAGATTGTCTAATCCAGTATCGTCTTTCATTAAATCGCGTTTTATGTCGCGCATTGTATCCATTGCCCATTTACGTTGTAGTGGTTTTAAAGTACCATTAATTGCATTTTCAATGAATGGGAAAAATTCATCATCAATCAATTTATATACTTCAGCAAAAAACAATTCACGAACACGTGGATCATCTACATCACTCTCATTATATAAAGCAGATATAGCATCATAAATAAATTTGCCATACTGTAAATCACGAGGTTCATTCGATAATTTGTCCACAGCACCAACAATGGCTTGGTTTTTTTCTCTATCAGGGCCAAAACCTTTAGTTCCAACAATTTCATATAATCCTTTTACTATTTCATGTACTAACATTGGGAAGCAAATCGCTTTAGCTTTAATAACGAATTGCTCATTTTCCTCATCATATTCCATTTCACTTTCACCACCTTGCATTTTTTGACCTTGCGCTAATGCAGCTAACATCATTGCGATGGCGTTTTCATCATCGTAAATACCAAATGCTAATTTTAATATTTCACTATATTTGTTAACTAGATCTGGGTTGATTTGGTCAATATATTCTCTAAATAGCATAAATCCAAAAGCACCCCTAATTGAGGCACCTTGTGTAATACCGTTGATGATACGGCGTTTTGCTTTTTCAGCTTCAGCTGGTGTATTATCTATGCTTACTTCACCATCTTCCCCAGATTGAATATTTAAATCTCCCATTCCAACTATTTTAGCATCAATTTTGATGTTTGCATAGTCGATAATTGGGTAAGCATCCGTTACCATTTGAGCAGCTACCATTTCAAGTTCATCACGGTAGCCATCTTCAGCTTGAATAATTTCATCTAATATTGCCTTAGATTTAACTAAGGCTTGCATTAGGTTTTTATCACCAAGCATTTGACGTAATGATTGACCTGATTTGCCTTTTAGGGCAGTCATTGTGCTAGGTGAAAATATTTTTTCGTAGTCTACTTCTGCTAAATATTTTTTCATTATTTTTTAGATTTAAAGCGTGCCACTATTTTATTAAGCATTTCCTCTTCTTTTAATTTAACAGCTTTAGGTGCTACTTTAGGAAGATTATCTTTATCAGGTCTTAGATCACGGCGACGTCTTTCTGGTTCTTTTTCACCCGGTTTACCAGGTGCTACTACAGGCTCTTCTTTTTCCTTTTCTTTTGGTTTAGCAGGAGCCGGAGCATTTTCAGCTAATACCTTATCAACGATTCCGCGGATTATTTCTTTAAGTTTACTTTTGTCCATTTTCTTTTCATTTATGTGTTTACGTAGTAATTGTTTAAATTCAGTTATGTGTTTAGGATTGCGATCAAAATATTCATTTACAATATAACGATGAATCTCTGCCAAATTGCGTTGTTGTAATGCTTGAAGTAAACCGGCAGGACTACCTAAGTTGATAGGAGTATCACTAGTAATAATCCAATGGGAGTTACCTGGTTGTGCTACTATAGATGCTACCCTTGTATTATTTGCTAATTGTATAATATATACACTACTAGGCCCAAATTCATAAACAGCAGTTACTCGTCCTGAATTTCCTAATATATTATTACGGCGAGAAGCACCTCTATCATTTGTTGCAGGTAATTGTCTGCCGTCCATATTAAATTTTCTAAGGATTTGTCGAGGTAGAGCATTGAATCCTTGAGTTAGATTTAATGTATTTACTATATTAGTTAAACGTACTCCTTGTCCAGCAGGTACTGCTGGTTGTGCTTGTTGTTGACGAGGGGCATTTGGCACACCCGCTGGTCTACCTCTTCTTGCTGCTCTAACAGCATCATTAGCTTGAGCTGTTGCTGTACCTGGAGCTTGTTGTGGTTGGCGACCTAATAATTGTGCTGCTAGAGGAGTTGATATACTTGCTTGTTTTAAATTGTTTCTAGCACTAGATAATGTAAAACTTTCTCTTGGATTTTGAGTATTAATAACATAAACCTCACCGTTTCTTTCAACAACTCTATATCTGTTATTGGCATCAACTGGTGGATTATTTCTTACAAATGTTATTTTAGTTGCTATGTCTGTTCGACTTCTTAAAATATTTAATAATTGATCATCATTAAATGATTTATTTGTTTGTCTTAAATAATTAATATAAGACCTCATTGATGTATCATCATCTAATCTAGCACTACTCTTAACCATTCCGTTTTCATCATATGCAGCTATTAAACTAATATGTGGTATATTAGTATCAGCATATATAGTAAAGAAAGAAAGATTAGGAGAAGTTGAAGTTAATAATATTGTGGGTTGATTTATTGATGCATACTGAATTAGTCTCTGATTATAAGGGATTGAATTGATAATAGAGGCTAATGCTTTTTTGTCTATTGTAGAAGGAATAGATTGTATTTTACGCTTAAATAGATTTAAAGCATTTTGCTGAAATGATTCATTATCTTTAGCATCATTAAATATTTGTTGTACTTCTTCATTATCAAAAGGTATAGCAGATATTTTACCACTATCGTCTATTCTATATGAGGAAAATGAATTTGAATCTAATATAATTTCACCACCTTCTACTGGTTTGACTATAATAGCTGAATTTGGATCTTCTTTGGCATCATTTAATATTCTTGTAATTAAACTTTTATCAATTATTTCATCTTCAGCTAATTTTAATAAATTCCTTAATGGAATTTTATCTAATTCCTGATAGTCAAGTAGATATTTCGATGTACGTTTGTTTAATTTAATATTTGGATAGTCGTCTTCGGCTTGATATAAGTCTAGTCTTACATCACCCCCCAATGTTAATTTAACAATGGTACTGCCATCTTTAGTAACATATAGTCTTTCATTAGGAAGTAGTTCCCATTTATTTAATTGAGTTAAAAGTTTTTTAACATCAAATGAAAGAGTTTCTAAAGAAATATATCTTAAATTAACTTTTTCTCTAAGATTAGCGGTTATAGATCTTCTAATTTGATTAGGAAACTTATCTAAATGTTTTAATAATTCAAGAGAATTAATAATATCAGGAGTTTCAGCTATAAATTTTGCTACATCTGGGTATTTGGGTAGATATTTTTCTACAAATTCACTGTTTTTTATATCAGAAAACAACTCATTACCCCTTCTAACAGTTAAATATTGTTCCTTAGCTGAATATGGGAATTTAATCCACTCCCTATAGGATGTTGGATTATTCCTATATCGTTGTGTCATTTTTTCCTGTGATGTGATAGGAATATACTTTAAAATAGATTTTATATTTGGTATATCCCTTAACCAAGGAACTTCATTTAACAATTGTTCAAAACTCATTGAGTTAGACTCATAGGGTTGATTATGTCTATTAGTATAAACATACCTATTATTTTCATTAGTAGTTTCAGGATCTCTAACTTGTATAGCAACAAAACTTAATTTATCAGTACGTGGAAGATTATTGTTTTTTGCTAGATAGAATGTTGGAAAGCTTTTTTGTTCATTATAACGATAACTAGAAAATGATGATCTTGTTATACACCATTTCTCTCCTTCACCATAATTAATACAGTTAGCTTCTTTACTACCATTATATATAACAATAGTATTGTTTTCATTATTATATACTACATCAGGCGTTAAATCTACTTCTTCAGCTGCTTCCTCTCCTCCTTTACCTGTTGTAACAAGACGAATTAAGTTACCTATATTCCATTTAGCTAAATCTCTTTGATCGCTAGGTAATTTTTCTTTAATACGATCAAAATTATTAATATATGCTCTTAATTGGTTATCTGTAACATTAACATTAAGATCATCAGCTTCTTCTTTAAATTTATTAATAAAACCTTGAACAGCTTTTTCGCTATAGGCTTCATTAAGT